ACCTGCACAACACCAGCAGCGTCAGTTAAAATAGCCGTTACCGTTCCATCTGCTTGCTTCCCATATCCTACGACTGGTCGAGCTTGAATTTCACCCGTTTCAGAAGTGGCAGTAGCAAATGCTGGTGTTACCATCCCGACTACTAATAAAACTGTGATAGCAATAATTTTCATTACTTCCTCCTATGCGTTCGGTTGACCATCAGCAAACTTAGCTTCAAGCCAAGCATTATCTTCTGGCACTTGCTGAGTTCCAACCTGTGAGTTTTGAGTCATTGCTTTTGTTAATGATATTTTTTCATATACGGTATAGAATTTCTCTCCGAGACTTGCGGAATTAACAATCTTATATGCGATCTCTGAACATAATTTATCTGAGAAAGCGCTTACAAACGCTGCGGTGTATTTGGTAGGGTCATCAAGAAAATAAACATATAAAAGTCCAAGACCTGCTGAGTCAGATATTATCTGATCACCCTCTTCTCTGGCCATTGCATAGGTCGGGTTAAAACCAAATATCCTGACAATATCAGTTGGTTTCTGATATATATATGATTCATTAGTATAAGTCCAATCTAAACTTGTGTCTAAAAGCGTGAGGTTCTTTCGCTTTGTTGCGAAGTTCCATTTACATTCAGCTAAAACTTCTCTCAATGCAGATTCATAAACACGATTGATAGTACGTGCTTGCTCTGAATCATCATCAAGATTTACGATAGGTTGCGCACCAACCTTTGTTAATGATTTATTTGCAATCTGTGTTTTTGACGATGCCATAACCTGCTCCTTTAAAAATGGGAGGCACTCCAAGAAGGCAGCGCCCCCCAATTTATCTTGATTTATTATGTATATCTAACAGTCGTTCTTATCGTGCCATTCGTCGGAGCAGTCATAGCAATCGTACCTATTTTCAGGTAGATAACCGTGTTGGTCGTTGACGAAGTAGTAGGTAATGTTGCAACATTCATCTCTACATGCGTTTTGCCAGCGACTGTCACACCATCTGCAGATACCGCAACTGTTGGTGCTTCATCAATAATTAAATCCGTGCTGGTTGCTGACCCTACAAGAATCGTACAGGTCGTTGGTGTAAGTGCTGAAAAATACACATCACATCCAACAATCTTCTTATTTGGCGGAATTGATGCAATTGCTAATGTATCAGCAGTTGACAATGCCACATTCGGGATTGTGTATGTTTCAGTCCATACTTTTTCTACTGTCTTAATATAACCATCAGCAATAATGTTATCGCCACTTCCACCTGCATCATACTTCGTCATATTTGCGCCTTTATAAGCTGTCATATCTTTGCCTTTCGTTTCCCCTATAGGGATTGTGAGTAAGTGGCAGGTAGCCTATAGCCCCTGCCGTTTACTTTAAAATATTAGCCTTCTTGAACGAGAACTACACGAACTTCCTCAAGGCGAACAATACCAAGATTCAATTCATAGTAAACCTGCCAAGAATAACTTAAATCTTCTCTTTCATCGGTGCGAACCAAAGGTGAACCATCCATACCAGCGCCACACATTCCATATTTCTGCCATGCAATACCAACTTCAGTTGCAGGCATACGGGTTGTCATTGTCCAAGCAAAACCTAACCATGTGTTCAATTCACCACGCACAAGACCTTTAACCGTGTGATAGTCTGCACTTGTAGCTTGTTCAACATTCAGAAGATTGTTTAACAAAGTTGTATTGCAATGAAAATAACGCTCTTCTTCTTCAACATCTTCATCATCAAGCGTTTTCTTAACTGCGATAATACGAGCTACAGTCGGACTTGCTGCTGTGAGATTAACGATATTACCGTTTGTTACAGTCGTGCTCCCTGTCTCACCTGAGAACGAATTGCCAATCGCTGCTGCATAAAAGGAATCATCAAATCTTCGAGCAATTGATTTACCTGCTGCAATGGTGTAAGCGCTTCGTGGGTCTGACAATGTTCTAAGCTCATCCCCTCTATCAAGCATTCTATTATCATGGTAATCAACCATAACGCCCATACGTCTTGCAAGTCTAGGGTCGTTGTTTGGTGTTTGAACATTACGACCTGCTTTAACTTCCATGCTCCATTCGCCAATCTGATCTTGAAAGAAAACTTTACCAGTTACATTCTCTTTCATGTAAAACATACCCATCGTCTTGGCATACTTCTGTTGCGCCAACTGCATGATATTACGGCCATACGCTTGCGCATATACTGTACTTTGAGTGTCTGCCATTGTCTTTCTCCTTTTTAAAGATTAATAAAACAAATTCTCTTGCTGCTTTTGGTTTGATTATCCTTAAAAGGGTCAATCCGATAAGCCTTTTACTGCTTGTCGGGCGTTTCCGCTTGTCGACTAAACAAAGCACTCAGGGCGCACATGCGCTTATCATTATGCCTTGGTGTAAAGCCCTATCAAACGATTAACATAATTAACCGCTTCTTTATGCTCCGCTGCTGTAGCTTTCTCATTGTTATACGGATGGTTACTATCTACTAATATCTTATCATGTTCAGATTTAGCTTCACTCGGAGATAAGCTAAAGCGTTTTACGTCAAAGTCACCTATGTTATTCTCAGCAAATTGTTTGCCAATAGACTGTAAAAACTTAATTCCGCGTGGGTCTGCTGAAAGAGTTGATGTAAGAAAATCATTTGTTTCCTTATCTTTGCTGAATTTGTTTATCACCGTTTCGCCTAATTTCACATTTGATTCAAAGGCATCACCCCATTCTTGGCGTAATGTATTGATCGCGCCATCCACTTTCCCTTGATAATCCTGCATAACCTTATCATACGATTGCTTTGATGTTTCATTATATGCTTTCCATAAACCAGTTGCTTGGTCAGGAGTTGCGCCATTTGATGCCATGATCTCAGCAAATTTATCTTTAGTGAACGGCATACTTTCCTGCATTGATTCAGGCATTTGGAAATCCTCAAGCTGATAACCACTTGCGTTATCTGGAATCTTCATAGCTTTCTTGTATCGAGCAATACCTTCTTTATCATCTGGCCCTTGTGGAATAGGGATTTTCTCATGCCCTAATAGCTTCTCAAGATTAAGATGCGCTTCAACTGCTTTTGATAGTCCTTCCTTTGAATCATCAAATTTCTGCACTAATGGGCTGTTCTGCATGTCCGGCCCAAGATGTGACTTCCATGCGAATTGACTTACTGGTTCTGCTGGTGCTACTGGTTGAGGCTCAGTTGTCGGCTCTACCGGCTGAGTTGTCTCTAAGATTTCCATGATTTCCCCTTTTGTTACCTTGTTGATAATTTTTTAATCTCATCTGGACTACATTTTAAAAATGTCTTGATTGTTGCCAAGACCTGTCTGCGTGCATCACGGCCTACAACTGCGTTTGTATCTGGTGAATCATTCAAGCTTGGATACCAATTACATATTTCTTCAAGGTATCTAATAACATTCTCACCGGATTTATTATCAAGACAAATATGAAAGTCTTGCTTTAAAACTTTAAAGTCTCTCATTCAACTACCGCCAGTATTTGATCTTGTTCAAATATTTTGTATTTATCTTCCCCAACAATTAACTCATGCCCTTGAAAGCCACTAATAATAAGTACATCACCAATCTTAACCTCTTTCGTCACATCCATTCCTTTGCTTACAACCTTCATCTTGACTTGATCTTTTGTGTGACACGTAGGTATTACGATACCGCCTGCAGTTACATCATCTCCTTTAATCGCCTCACAAATAACTTTTTTTAATAACGCTTGTGGTTTCATACGTTTACGGCCTCCTGTGATTTTGATACGTTCATATCAGCTTTTGAACCTTTCTCAACTACATCCGCGCCTTGCTGTGCTAAATTCATCTGTTGTTGTTGCTGTGCTATTAATGCTCTTGCTTCCCTGATTGCCTCAACTTCATCATCACTATTGAGAACAGTTGATGGAGAACCAACAATATTCCACGCTTCTTTAAGAACTCTATCCCCGTTGATTCTATCAAGTAGCTCAGGTTTAAACTGAGCTACTTGCCCTGCGATCTGCAAGCCTGTGAGCAATGCGTTAAGCTCGCTTCTCTTCTGTGCCTGTGCTAATTGACTTGTTGCAACAACATCATAAGATGGATTCTCAAGCATTTCTGCGGGTGGTTCTCCTATTCTGCCAGTCCTATAAAGGATAGATACCGTCCTAATGACCGTTGGGGAAATCATATCGGATATGAATCTACCCACACTCGGCCCAAGAATAGTCATCTTCTCGGCTATTCTTTCAGCCACTTCAGGGTTATTCATCTGCTTTGTCAGTTGATTAAACGCTAAGAATACATCGTTATACATCATCTTTGATACTTGACCAGTATAATACTCAAGCATATTCATTCCAGCAACAGGGTCACCATCATTGCCAAATGAGAATATATCCTTCTGTCCACCTTTCATCTTTGATGGGTCATAATAATTAACCGCACGGGGATTCTGATTAAAAGGCATAACGAATGCATTGTTTGGAATTGCTTGTGGTGGGTCGGTATGTTTCATCATCATGCGGAGATTAGTCTTTGCAATTGCAGCAAGAGTTCTCGCAAATGGAAGTGCTTTCCAAGCTGGCCCATATCCCCATTCAACGAACGGTCGTTTATCAAATCTGTGCGCCATAACTGGCATTTCATGGTATCCGCTTTCATCCACAATCTTCTTTGCATCTAATTCAATCCAAACCGCTTCAATCGGAAGATTGCCTTTGTCTGATTTTGTCACATCCCTTACTGATCGTTGCGCTATATATAACAAGAACTTATGTTTCTTTGAGTCTGCGCCTTGCCCGTTATCTTTCCCCATTTCTTCTTGAAGCTTGGTTGATAGGTTCTCAAGACCAAACTTACCCGCAGCCTGTGATGGATAATACTCAAACTCAATAAAGAACTTATCAGGGCGTTGAGCAGCGTTATCAACGATAATACATTGCTGACATGGCATTGAATAGAATCGAACACCATCATTTATGTCCTCTTCTTGATATAAAAAAGACGTTCCATAAACACCGGATGCTTTATATGTTGAATACATTTGATTATAAAAGTTTGATTGATTGAGTGTCTGATGCACTACGTCAGTGACATCCTCAAGATAATCACTTACATTCTTATTCATCTGAAGTTTTGGGTCACGATGTGTAAGTCGCATCCATCTTGATGTTGGTGGTGTGAGATAATTCATAAAGCCAGATGCGAGAACATCCGCAGCGTCTAATGTCGTAGCTTCATAGATATAATTAGCATTGAGTCTCGTTCCTTCAGCTTGCTTTGATGTAATATCCTCTGATTCAATATAGAAATAATCGTGTAGACTCTGCCATTGAGTTTCCCAGTTCTGCCTTCGTCCTTTCATCCGGTTATATAAATCAACTAATGTTTCTGCGTATGTTAGATTTGCCATATTATTGCCCCGTCAATGTTTTTCGTGCGGTTGATGCTTGACTTGATAACCCCATTGGGCTTGTGTATACTGTTCTTGATCGCGCAATTGCCTGCCTTCTCTTGTCATTTGATAATGCTGCTCTCTCTGCTGCTGCGGTTTGTGCTGCAGCAAGGTCTCTATCAGCAGCCCCACCATCGTATGTTAATTGCTTTTGACCTTTCCCACCTGCTAAAGATTGAACGCCTTTTGTTGCCCCATACGCAGCAGCACCGATAACAGCAGCACCAGTGACACCTGCTGCGACTCCACCACCACCGACACCTAAAGCTGTGCCTATCGCTATTGATGTTGTTACTGGCATAATATACCCCCATTTGCTTTGTATTTATGAAGTTTTGTCATTGTAGGATTCCACCATGACACTGTTTTTGCGCCTTCAATCTTAATAGTTTGCCTGATGCACATACGCATATATTTAAAAGCATTCTTTGTGCCGTTACCACATACAATTATAAAATGCACATTCTTCCCTTCTTGGCTGTAAAGTTCTTTAACAACATTGGGATTCCTTACATCTATGCACTCGATAATCTCATGCGTGTCATCACATAATGTCAAATAAATACCCACTCCTATAAGCCCTGACTCTCCTACAATAGTAATAATCTTGTCTTTCAAGAGAATAACAAGCTTACACAAATCATCAATTGAAAAGTCTTTGTATCCTTCGTATCGTTCTTTTAAGAATCTCGCTACTTGGTTTACGTTCATCTAACACCCGCCAATTCATACAAATCACAATCAGGCGCTTGCTGTGGAACTGGATAGTATTGCCTTGACTGTTCATAATTAATATGGCCGACTTGACTTGTTGCCATGATGATAGCATCTGCTAAGTTGGGTGATTTAACCTTGAATTTCTCTTTCATAACCTTCTTTGATACTAATATCCTTCTCTGATAATGATCGAAGGTGTATTTTAATGTGCAAAGCTCTTTTATTAACAGCTTTGAGTTGATTGCCATGTGACCTTTACATACCATATCTTTTAGCTTGTAAGCGTTCTCTGTTCTAACATTGCCGTAATGTGGATTATCTTTATAGCCATACGGTAAGTTATGAAACTCAACAAAGACATCCTGTAGTTTCCTGCCATGCCTTAATGTATCA